ATACAGAAGGTCATTCTAATACAGGCATAGGGTTAGCAGCATTAGAAGAAAATACAACTGCTGATGCAAATACAGGTATTGGATTTAAAGCATTAAATAAAAATACCACAGCGAGTAATAATACAGCAGTTGGTTATTCAGCTTTAAGAGTAAACACTACAGGTCATTCAAACGTAGCTGTTGGTTCTTTAGCACTAGATGCAAATACAACTGGTGTTGCAAATACAGCTATGGGTTATGGTGCATTAAGCACTAACACAACTTCAAGTAATAATACTGCTGTTGGTTATAACTCTATGACTGATACTACTGGAGCACATAATACTGCTATAGGGCAAAGTGCTGCAAAGGAAACTACATCAGGTATTAATAACACTGCTGTTGGTTCACAGGCTTTATTAAAAAACACTACAGGTTACGATAATGTAGCAGTAGGAAGAAACGCACTTGATGCAAATGTTGGTGGGCATAGTAATACAGCACTTGGAGAAAGTTCTTTAACAAGCAATACTGAAGGCGATAGAAATATTGCTATCGGTCAAAATGCTATGGCAGTTAATTCAACAGGCTCTGAAAACGTAGCTATAGGTCGTGGAGCCTTAGATGCTAATACTACAGCTTCTTCTAATACCGCAGTTGGTGATTCTGCTCTAGGAGCAAACACTACAGGTACAGGTAATTCAGCATTTGGCTATAACGCAGGTTCATCATGCACTACATCAACTAATTTTTTAGCAGTTGGGTATAATGCTTTGGCTAATGCAACTACAGCTAGTTTTGTTACAGCGATAGGTTATAACGCATTAGGAAGTTTAGTTACAGGTGGTTCAAATTGTGCTGTTGGTTCAAGAGCATTAGAAGATTGTACTGCTGGTCTAAATACTGCTGTAGGTGATGCTTGTTTATTTAATGTAACCACAGGTGCTTCTAATACTGGTATTGGTCAATGTGGATTAGGTCTCACAACTGGAAGTAATAATACAGTTTTGGGAAGTAATGCAGGTAATCATATAACTACTGGTAGTAATAATCTTTGTGTTGGTAGAGGTGCAGGAACAGACTCTCTAGCAAATATAATAACTGGAAGTAATAATATTATTCTTGGTAATAATTCAATCACTAATTTTGAAGCAAAAGTTGGTTTAACTGTTGGTTCTGATGAAAGAGATAAAACAGATATAACAAACTTACCTGATAATGCAGGACTAAATTTTGTAAAACAAATGAGACCTGTAACTTATGTTTGGGATAATAGAGATAATTATTATCCAAATACACATGAAAAATATGGTGAAAGAGACCATAGTAAAAAATCATCAGATAAACAACTAGGGTTTTTAGCCCAAGAAATAAAAGCAATAGAAAACTCAATAGGATGGACGGATGACCATATAGTAAACACATCAAATACAAACTCTTTAAAATTAACGGAAACCCAATTAATACCAATTTTAGTCAAAGCTTTGCAAGAAGCAGATGCTAAAATAGAAGCATTAACAACAAGAATAGAAACCCTAGAAGGATAACAAGGAGAATAATATGATTATAGAACCTAAAACAGTAAGTAGTGTCTTAACAGCAGCAACAGATAGCGTAACACTTATCAACGAAGTAAATGCTGGAACTTGGAATGTTGAGGGCATGGAGCAATCTGAAATCAACGATATGGTACAAAGAAACGTAGATCACTTAGAGCTGGTCTTAGCGTACACAGACCCTGATGTAGCTGGTAGTTCAGATGATAAAACATCTTATGAAGATGCAATTTCTACTGGCAAAAGTTACATAGAAAATAATTCTTAGTATATAATTAATTTATAAATAACAAACCCAAGAGAGGAATTTATATATGGAAAATGTAGAAACTAAAAAACCAGAAGATCAGGTCATTATTACTTTTAATGATAAAGAGTATAGAGCTTCAGATCTTAATGAGGATCAAATGGCAATAGCTGCAAAACTTAATGTAGTTGGTAGAAAATTATCTAGGCTACAAGAAGCATACGATGATTATGTCATTACAAGTGAATACAAGAATCTTTGTATTCAATCATTTGACAGAGCTATTAACGCTGAAGCAGAAGTAGTGGAAGAATAATGCCAAGAAAGACTGCCCATGATGTTGCACATGATTTAAAAAATCACGAAATACAATGCAGCGAAAGATGGACTACAGCATTTAAACATTTTGAAAAACTAGATGATGATATCAATGGTTTAAATAATTGGATAAAGGGCGGTCTCACAACAATAGTAATATCAATGCTATTGATTCTTCTTAAAGATTATTTAATTTAATATATGAGCATTACCAAAATTGCTGAAGTAGCAAATAATGTTCTGGACAAATTTGTTCAGGATAAGGATTTAAAAGAACAATTATCACATGACTTACAAAAAGAACTTATATCTTTGGATAAAGCACAAATTAGTCTTAATGCTGAAGAAGCGAAAAACGGGAACTGGTTTGTACAATCGTGGCGACCATTCATTGGATATACTTGCGGTATTGCTTTGTGCGTACACTACATTGTATTGCCTACAGCAACTTGGATAGCTGTTGTTAATGGTGTAGATCTACAACTTGAATCCTTAGAGTTTGATTTTTCACAACTTACTACAATTCTTTTATCCCTACTTGGGATGTCATCACTTAGAACATTTGAGAAAGTCAAAGGTGTTCACTCAAAATAAAATGTTAGATAAAGCAAAAGAAATGCTTTTAAGGCATGAAGGGTTGCGTACTTATCCTTATAAATGTTCTGAGGATAAATTAACTATTGGCATAGGTAGAAATTTAGAAGCTAATGGTATTAGCGAAGAAGAAGCTATGTATTTGCTAGAAAATGATCTAAGCAGAGTAGTAAAGAACTTAGATAAAATATGGCACGCATGGAGAGTCATGCCAGAACGTGCAAGATTAGTATGTATAGATATGTCATTCCAGATGGGAATTACAGGATTTATGAACTTTAGACAAACAAGAGCATTGATGGAGATGGGTTGTTGGTTAGAAGCATCTGAGGAGCTTCTTAGAAGCAAGTATGCAACACAAACACCCAATAGAGCAGCTTATAACTCACGCCAGCTTGCCTTATGCCAACAAAGACAGCCCAAGACCATCTAAACAACTCCAGACTTGGAGCTTATTCAGAATCACTGGTTAAAACCTTTCTGCTTGAATATTGTGATTTTGCATACGATACCCAAAGCAAACATCCAGCAGATCTTATATGTGAATTAGGATCAGCAAGATATTCAGTTCAAGTTAAAGCAAGAAATATTACGACTAAAGGCAAATATGTTTTTGCATCTGAGAATGGTAGAAAGTTATCTGATACTTATAAAAGATATAACGTAGACATACTTGCAATGGTCTTTATGCCAGAGAAGAGGGTGATATTTAAACCAGCAACTGATAGCCAAAACTATTACACATTTGATGCTGATGTATTAACACCAACAATAGAGATAGATTCCTTTCAAGAAACTTTAAATCAATTATCTGAAATTCCTATACTAAATCCCTTAGTAAAGTAATTTATAAATATCTAACCCAAAAACTATACATTTATATATATTTATATATAATAGGGGTATGTTAATTATAAATATAGAATTAAAAGGAGAATAAATAACATGGATAAATCAGAATATAAAGAATATATAGATAGTCTTTATTTAAGAACAGAATTTACTAAAGATGTAAATAAATCATCACAAAAATATTTAATAGCTATGGCTAGAATCATAATATCAAATATGACTTTAAATAGTGTTGTTGCTTTAGCAAAATTACTTAGTGAGAGAGCAGAAGAGGTATCTAAGTAATGAAACTATTTGCCAATACAGAACATGGAATAGTGGAGTGGAAGTGGAAGGACAATGGCAGTCCTTCTGCTGAATACAAATCATTGAATCATCAATGGTGGCTACCTAAGAAATCTGATTTTGAAATCATTAGTAATGCTGATCAGATCACAAAACAAGAAATCAAAAATGAGATTTGGGAAGATATGCAGATAGATATTGCATACACCAAAGACTTATACAAGTTACATAAATTAAATAAAAAGAGGAGTGCATAACATGAGTATTGTTAATAAGATTATTAACCAAGAAAAACAAAACAAACTATTAAGAGCAAAAGGTATTATTGTTCTTAATGACTTCAAGTTTGATAAAAACAAGAAAGCAAGGCAGGAAACTTACATTACTTTTTACAAGAGAGGTAAATAACATGGAAAATCTATTATTTTTTACACTAGGATTTATAAGTTTCAAGATCCTAAAATCAATATATATAAAAACAATGCTTTATCTAGCATTTAGAAAAAGACGTAATATTTGGGTAAAACCTAATTTTAATAGCAGATTGAAGTATGACAAGAGACTAGTTAGGTAATATTGCCTTATAAATATACAGGTTAGATATTTGTATATAAATATATTTTCATATATATTTAGGGAATGTTAATTATAATATATGATGCAATTTCGCATTATATATACCACGCTGGGAAGCGTAGGAGTGTTGGGGAATGAGAAGTAATTATAGTGCTATAGGTAAATTTGTTGTTTATATCAAATCAACAAAAGACAAAGCTAGGGGTGATGCATTATTAGGGAGAGCTTTAACAGGAAGATCTACTATTATAGATAGGTTTATTGAAACGAGTGTTCGTAAAAACTATAAACCTGAATTAGATAAAGCTGTTAAAAAATGCAATGCAAGGTCTGCAAAATTAATCATACCTAATATTGGACACTTACCAAGAAGTTTGGCATTTTGTAATAGTGTTTCAAAATTAGAGGGTGATGATCCTTATGTATGTGCAATTAGAGAAACAGATGGTCATGTTGCTGTTTATAAATATCATACAACGCAAATGCTTTTACAGTGCGTAGATCAAATTCAGATAAATAAAAAGGTTGCAAGAACAGCCTTGGACAAAAAAAGAGCTACAGGTTGGAAGGCTGGCAATCCTGTTAATTTAGATATAGCAACTATTAATGCCAGTAAAGCAAGACAGCAACTAGCAGATGATTATTGTAATGAAATCATGCCAGTCATTAGAGAGATCCAGAGATATGGGAAGGTAACACTACAAGGTATTGCTGATGCACTTATGGCAAGAAATATAAAAACACGAAGAGGGAAGAATACATGGACACCAATGGGTGTTCGTAATTTATTAAAGAAAGCAGGGGACTTGGGGATATAAATATGGAATTTACAGCTATTAATACAGTAGGTGCATTAGCGGAATATGAAGTGTTAGTAGCAAAAGGTCATTTAACATTTGAACAACAAACAGGTTTGAAAATAGACAAGATGACTGACTTTATACTTAAATTTGTTTATTCAGAGAACTTTCATAATAGACCAGTAACTATAACTATATTAAGTAATACCTTAATGACTAATGAAAATACAATAAGAACTAAACTTAAAAAGCTAACAAAACATAAGTTTATAGAAATTTGCCGTTGTGGTTGTGATGGTAGAACAAGAAAAATTTTACCTACAAAGTTGCTAAATCGTCTTATGATTATAGATGCAACGACTAAACTTAAAACGCTGACAGAAGTTTCACCTGTATTTATGGAAACATTTGGAACAGTCTTTGCAGAACTATATAAACAACTTGAAGTTGAAGAATTTGATTCATTTACAAATGATGAAGCACATAGTAAATACAACGAAACATATTTAGGTATAAAAAATAGATATAAAAATACCCACAAAAAATTAGGCTAAATGTTTGAGGGTAATATGTGTAAAAAAAACTTGTATTTAAATAAATAATTTTATATATTTTAAAAGTTAGAAATTTTGGAGAGATAAATGAGTTATCAAGATAGAGTAAAAAGACTAACGATTCCACTGGAATCAAACCAGAACATAATAGATGCAAAAGATCTATTACAGCAACTAGTTAATACTCTAGCTAAGATACAAAGATCTCCTAATTCAGAACGTAATAAATTACACATAGCACAATACGAAGTTATGTGTACCAATACAGAGTTGAAGAGTAAAGCAAACGACAAACCATTCAGCTCATACTATAAAGGTGCAACGTAATACTATGTTAGTTATAAAGGATAAAAATAATATGTGCAGAACAGCAGTCAAATACAAACAGCGTAGCAGTGGGACAAAACAGCTAGAGCTTAATTTTTTGGCAGATATAACTTCGCATAATATATATTTATCTGAATTAGGTAAAAGATCTAAAAGGTTACATAAATCCAATCAACCTAAGAGAACTGTTAGATTTAACAAGTTAGGTTGTTTAGATAGTTTAACTATTTCACTCAAAAATCTCAAATCTTTCTACAAAGATGAATCAGGAACATACATTGAAGTAGTTGGTGTTAATCAGCCAATAGCAGTGCGTGATTCTATTTACGAAATAAACAGAATGATAAATAAGGAGCTATAAAATGGTAGGTAAATTAACTTGGTTTAGAGCAACATCATCAATAACTTGTGCGTTATTTGATAGAGCTAGATTTTTTGATAAGCATGGATGTCTTAAAAAGGCTATTGCAGAAAAGCATGGAACTTTAGAAGATACATGGAATCAAACTAATAGACAGGCAACAGGAGACTTATTAGAACCTGTATTAATAAAAGAAGCAGCAAGACGTTTAGGTATTACTGAACTTGAAGCTGAAGTGGATTACAAAATAGATCACCCTGAATTACCACTGCAAGCATCACTAGATGGAAGATGTAAAACAGTCAATTTAAAAGTAAGTCATAATCCTGATAATGGTATTTATATAGTTGGACATAAGGATTTAATTTTAAATGGAGACATACCTATCGAATGTAAATGCAGCTCAGACTTTCCTTCAGTAGATGAACCGCCAAAGTATTTAGGTGTAGATCAATTACACGCGAGCATGGATATATTAAATGCAGATTATGGAATACTAGTTGTACTTTTTAGTTCAACTGATTTACGCATATACATATACAAAAAAGATGAAGCGTTTAAAGGTGAGCTGGCAAGGGTTGTATTGGACTTTGATAGAAGGGTTGAAGAAGAGGACTACTATCC